CGACCTTGACATTGATTTTGCTTAGGTGACAATATCCCGCCCATAGACCAGCGGTGCCGTCCTTGAATCGATCATTGTCGATGATGACATGGAATCCGTAGCTGCGTCCCCATCCGCGTCCTACTTTGTGCCATCCAGCGAATACAACCTTTCCAGACACGGCAGAATTCACCGATGTTCCCTTCGGGCAGGCGTAATCAATTCCCTTGTGCTTCTTGCGCGTCCCTTTGTAAGTTACGCCATAGGGAAATGTCGCGATCCATTTATTCGGAACAGGTTTCATCGCCAGACTTCCCATATCGGGGATCGTCAGGATTCATCCAGTTGATCAAGATTGGCAGACCTGCGATAAGACCGACTTGGATGATCTGGGGAATCTGTAAGGATCCCACGTTGTCAATCAACCAAACCAGCATTCCCGCAGCTGCAACCTTAGCAAATCCACCAATCGGGCTATTGGCTAACCATTCGCCGATCATGTTGTGTGTGGTGGTGGAACGTAATTTTTTTGTTCCGCCAAATAGATTGCATATTCTTCATCTGTCATTTCGCGAACAAGATCATCAATTTGAATCAATGGTCGCGATGGTGTGTCGATTGTTTGTGCTTTTGTGGTTGCCATTAACTTATTCCATATCCATAAACGTAGATTGTTCCGCCTGTTAGTGTTCCCGACCCAGGTGAAATCTGGAAATCGGTGAATGATGTTGTCGATTGTTGTGCGCCTGCGCCCCAGACAGATCCGACATCGGTTTGAGAATATTGTGTGACCATCATTGTTTGTCTTGACGCGAAGGGACTATGTAGATCGACATTGAAATTGGTGCTTGCCGTAGACATACCACCAACATCCAAGAATCTTGTTGTTCCCGTGCTTGAAGAATAGCTGCTCGGTGTTCCACTTGTGTAAGGAATATAACCGATTCCAAATTTGTATAAGGTTCCAGGCACTAATCCAAGTTGTAAATGAAGGCTTGCCGTTCCACTTCCAGCACCACCGACAATGATGATCTTGTAATTTTCATAAGTTGCGCTGAATGCGCTTGTCACGTTTACGCTTGAAACGCCTGATCCAATTGTTTGTTTTTTGACTAAACGTAGACCAGGGTAGTTTCCGCCTAATGCGGTGAATAAAGTTGTGTCGACGCCTTGTGCGATAGTTTGCATATCGCTTGCGCCATTTTTGACATACCCGCTACTTGAAGGATATGTCCATCCAAAGTTCGTTGTTGTTGGCATATTAGAGATCTTCCCATCTGACTAGACTAGAATACGCGGTCCAGGTAGTTCCTGGCGGTATTTGATACCAGACAATCGATGGATATGTCTCCGATTGTGCTGATGCGATTAAGGTAAGGACGGCTTCCTTTTGACGAATACGCCAATTCCATCCTTCGACATATCCTTCGAAGGTTGTTCCGAATACGGCAGGTAGGTCCGTCGTGTTGATTGGTAATCCGCAATAGACGCTGGCTAGTGCGTTACGCGTAGCGTTCGACACCGTAGGCGAATGAAGTGGAATGACGAATTGTTCTGGATAAACCCGCGGATATGCACGGGCTTGCTTTAATGCGTCCGCCTGGCTTTCGGCGTCCGTTAGATTGTGAAGCTGCGTTGATCGGGTTCCCGATAGTTGACCATACAGAATGATCGATTGTTCATCGCGGGCGTTCGCTTCGCCTGCGCGATAGGTGACCGTTACATCGTTAACAATTTCCGCCCATTGTGCAGCTGTTTTCAAGCCTGCCGATGCCAAATCGTTATCTGTCAACGTCAACGGTGTAAAGGATGCGCGGGCTGAATAGTCGTCGTAATGGATGGACCCGTCGCCTTGTTCGGATAGGACGCCACGACCTGATTGAGCTGCGTCCTGGGCTAGCGTTAGCGCGTTCGCGTCCCCTGCGTTGTAAGCCTGTAATTCATAGACGCCAGGTGTGTCCACGTCGCCTGTAAGATCATTGACCAGGGTTATATTGACGCCGTCATACGATGCCCATGAAACGGTATCGGGTAGATCGGTCCATTTAATCGTGGCACCTACATCATCCCATTCGGTCAAGAATGCTTCCGTCAGGATGTTTAAGACGCGGGTTCCGTCAAATTCTTTCGCGTATCCTGTCGCGCCCGCGGTTTTCTTTTGAAGCGATGCCAGGGGACCGACGGCTGTGACCGTGTAGATCGACACCGATCCTGCGTCGCCGTAAGCTGCCAAATCGATCTCAATGTCGCTGATGATGCCGTTGAAGATTGACACGGTTCCCGCGGATGGGGTTTCGATCTTGATTTGGAATTCGTCCGACAATTGCATCGTGATTGGATTGTCTGCGGTGGTCCATAACGAAGCGCGGGCATACCCTGGCGACGGTTGATCTAGGACGTTTGTGCGTCCCATTGTGACGCTTAGATCGTTTAGGACAACGTCATCAGATACGGCAATCGAATCAATGTAGACGGTCGGATTCGGGTTGTAAGTCGTCACAAGGTAGCACCGACCAAATTGATCGCGCCTGTACGACGTGCGCTATTTTGGAATAGGTTTTCAAGGCTTCTGCGGACGCCTTCTGGGTCGATTGCGCCGTTGATAGTTATGTTCACCCCGCCACCACCACCGAAGGATCCCGCTGGCGCGATACTTCCTGACGTGTTAGCCGTGAACAATTCAGGTCCGCGTTCACCGACTACATAGGATGTTCCCTGGCGAACGGGTCCGCCTGATGCCTTGAATCCGCCGAATGCCTTTGTTAGTGCTTGACCGACAGGGGAATCCTTGATTGCGGTTCCAACGTCTTTAATCTTTTGGAAGATTGAATCCATCAAATCGCGGAACGGTTCGATCTTCTTGTATGCCAGGACGAATCCAGCGGTTAGAGCTGCGATCGCGACAATAACTAATCCGATCGGGTTAGCGGTAAGAGCTGCGTTGAATAGCCATTGTGCAGCTGTGGCGACGGTTGTTGCGACTGTTTGAGCTGCCATCGCTACTTTGTAGGCAACCATCGCGACAATCGATTTTTGATAAGTAAGTTCTGCCAGGGTTTGAGCTGCCGTCGCCGACCCCGTTGCAGCTGCTAAAGTCAGATATCCAATTTTGAGAGCTGCGCCGATTACGGTGGTAATGGTCATCACGGTATTCGTGGCAATTAGCGCAAATTTCAATCCAATAATGGCGATCGATAGCGCGCCGACAACGGCACCGATGGTCAAGATCAGACCTGAATTTTGTTCGATGATAGGCGCAAGTCTGGCAAGGCTATCGGCTAGGGGACCCACGAATGGAAGAAGTCCATATCCGATCGATTCTTTAGCTTCATCAACGGCAACGGTCAATCGTGCGAATGATCCCTGCGTTGTAGCAGCTTCGGTCTTAGCGAATCCATCAAATTTCTTTGCAAGATCGTCATACACTACGCCGAAATCTTTTGATTTAAGAATCGATGAATCGACACCTAATCCCAATCGACCTAATGCCGTGGCGTTTCCGTCGTATGCCTTACCCAGGGCATTGGCGACGGTGTCGACATCTTTTCCAGTAGCTGCGGAAATATCCAGGGCAAGGTTCATTAACTTTTGCGCTTCGGTGACATCTTCGGTCGATCGAATCAATCGTCCTAATGCTGGACGCAATTTGTCGTCCTGGATACCTAATGCCAGGGATGTAGCTGATATGTAATCTTCGACGGCTTGTGTTTGGGCTTCGGTTGCGCCCGTGACATTCTTTAAGGTTTGGGCAAGAATCCGCGCCGATTGTTCATCTTCGGCAGCTGCCTTCGCAAAATCAATGGCAACGGCGGTCAAGCCTGCCAGGGCAACGGACGCGATTTGAGCTGCCTTGTTTACCTTGTTAGATAACTTTTGAACGCCTGTCTGGGCGTCTTGTAAGCCTTTTGCCAGACCTGTCGTGTCTGCCTGTAATAAGATCGTTAACGGACGTCCCACGCCTTTAGTTGCCATTAGTAATCAAATCCCCGATGAAACGAATTGATCCATAATGGCGCAAATTTCAATGTTTAACGTCCAACAATCAGAATTTACGTCGGATGATTACTACACGCCAGCGTGGATCTTCGAAATGATGAATCTGGAATTCGATATCGATGTTGCCAGTCCACCTGGGGGAATTGAACATATTCCCGCAGCTAGATTCTTCACACAAGCTGACGATGGATTGTCCCAAATCTGGGAAGGTAAGGTCTGGATGAATCCGCCGTTTAGCAAAGCCAAAATCTGGATTCAAAAGTTTATCGAACACGGTGACGGCGTCGCTTTGTTGCCGATGTCCAAATCGAATTGGTTTATCGACTTATGGAATAGCCAAATCCCTATCGTGGCACTACCCCGCAATCTTAAATTCTTAACACCTGGCGGATCTATGGAAACAATCTTTATGCCTGTCGTGATGATTGCTATTGGTCAGGACAACATCCACGGAATATCCAAATTAGGAAGGGTCAGATGAAAATTCCTTCAATCTTCGACAATTGCCAGATTTCATTGAATAACGCTGGATCCTGGATTGGTCCTGCCGATCTAGGTGCTGTTACAACATTATTGAGATTGGCACGTTTAATCGACGACCTTCTTGACATGGGCGAAACGAAAGATTTGGCACCTTTATTGTCCAGGCTGTCAACAATCATGGATCAGCTGCAACTAACCCCGAAGTCTAGAATTGATCAGGACCTATCAACCAAAAAGGAAGAATCCAATGGCGACGAATTCCAAAACACTTATCTACGGATCGTCAACACCACGGATCCAGTCAAGTCCAGTCCAGGGAAGAAGCCTGGGTCCCCTAGTAAGTGATCTTGCCGATCATATTGGCGTCCCATTCATGCCGTGGCAAAAGTACGTCATGGAAGATGCCTTGAAGGTTGATGACGACAACAAATGGATCAGGACAACCACGGGAATTCTAGTTGCCCGTCAATCGGGTAAGTCGCACCTGGTACGGATGCGCGTACTAGCGGGATTGTATTTATTCGGTGAAGGTCAGATGTACGGGATCGCGCAGAATAGACGCCTGTCAATCGATCACTTATGGAAGATCGTTGACATGGCGGATTCGGTTGCCTGGATGCGGAAGCGAATCAAAAGGATTTCACGAACCAATGGATCTGAATCAATCGAAGTCTGGTGTCACCATTATCCGAACGAATGCGATGGACCTTGTAACCGTGTCCGCAAATTTGGCGTCCTAGCAGCTACGGCAGACGGAGCGCGTGGCGCGTCCGCCGATTTCTTATGGGTAGACGAACTTCGTGAAATTCAAGAATCGGTCTGGTCCGCAGCTGCGCCGATCACCCGTGCAAAATCGAACCCGTCGACCTGGGTATCCAGTAACGCGGGCGATCTGACATCAACCGTCTTAAATGATTTACGCAATCGCGCACTTGCGGACGACAATCCACGTCTGGGATGGTATGAATGGTCCGCCGAACCTGGATGCCGAATTGATGATGTCAAAGCCTGGCAACAAGCCAATCCCGCGCTAGGTCATACCGTTCAAATTCAATCGCTGGAAGATTCCGTCGCCCGTGATCATCCCGATACCATTCGGACGGAACTATTGTGTCAATGGATCCAGGCATTGGATAGTCCCTGGAATCTCGACGAATTCGACGCGGGAACGGATCGGACGTTGGTCCTGGATTCGTCAGGCGTTCCAACATGGGCGGGTCTAGATTTGGTATTCAATCGAACCGAAGCATTCCTGGTCACGGCGCAAGAAGTCGATGGCAAGTTGCGCGTATTCCTTCATCAATGGAAAAAAGATGGTCCGATCAACGATCGGGAACTGGCGTCAGAAATCGCCGTCATCGCCAGACAATACAAGATTCGACAGATTGCATTCGATCCAAATACTGGCGGATTTATTGCCCCAATACTTCAAAAGGCAGGAATCAGGATGGAACCGACACCGTGGTCGTCTGCCTATTTCGCCACACTATGCGACGTCACTATGTCATCGATGAATGCAGGCAGAATCGCTCATACGGGTCAAGTTGAACTTCGAACCCATCTCGCAGCTTGCGCCAGGCGTCCCGCGTCCGATGGCGGATGGCGAATCGCCCGCCGTGCAAGTCAAACCCCAATATCCGCAGCTGTCGCGATGGTCCTAGCCGTGGGACACGCGGAAGCACCGC